AGAAGAGTACCAACGCGATTTAGATGAGCGCGATATTGTCAAAAGCATGACGCTGTACCCAGAACAGTACTTGGCTTCGTTGCGCAAACAAATCAGCCAAGACGTTGCCGAAGCAATTGACAGCGGCGTTATTACCGCAGGCGTGCGTAAGACACTGGGCTTAACCGGGCTTGGCAACGCCAATCTTAAATTAAAAAACTCAGATCACGTCAAAGCGGCAGAAACAATTCTTCGTCAAAAGATGGAGCAGCACAAAGCTGAGCGCGATGCGTTTGCTGCTGCGCACCCAACAGAAGATTCTTTGTACGACGTTGATGGCAAACTTAGACCAGAGACGTTGGAGCAGCTTCGCCGTGATGTTCAAGCTGAAGAAGTTAATCGTTTGTTGCAACACATTCGTGCAACAGGTACACAGCAACGCGCAGACATTGTTCAAGCCAAGATACCAACAGAAGACAAAGGCTTAGCAAAACTAGAACCGTTACAGAACATGACGGTTGAAGACAAGTTCAGTGTGTTGGGCTCGCTTGGCTACAACAAGTTCAATGAGTGGCAAAACATGCCTGAAGGAACAAAAGAAGAAAAGAAAGCCAAACAGGAAGCGCAAGACAAGTATTTGCAAGATGCTGACCAGCTCATTAGTAAGTTAACTTTGTCTGGTGACACAACAAAAATTGATGCCCAGCGTCACAGCATCGAGGCGCGTCGCCAAGAAGCCCTGCAAAAAACGTACTACAACAATTTGCTTACACGGTTGGAAGACATTAACCGCCAAGTAAATCAAGAAGGTGTGGAACCTCACCCCGTCGATAGAAAAAGCGTTGAAGACCTTGGCCAAAAGTACATTGAAACAGCACTCAAAACTGCTGCGCATCGTCGTGCTGCTCAAGGCGTTAACCAACTTCGCACGGATCAAATTGAACAAGCACGCACTGATTTGCAAAAACTTGTCAGTGAATTAATTACCCGCAACATGGCGGGTAAAGTTACAAAAACCGAAAAAGTTACTGGGCGCATAATCAAGCCAAATGTTGGCATAACACGAACGCTTGAAAAAGAATACTACGAAGACGGCGTTTTAAAATGGAGAGGTCTTTGGAAAGAACTCAAAGGTAGAAATGCTGCTGCGTTTAAAAAATACAGCAAACGCATAGACCAACTGACAAATCGCTTAGTTGATTTGCGTTCCCGTATGGAACGACTCAAAAAATTTGTTGATCCGTATGAAGCCGCGTACAAGGCAATGCCTGAAGGCAATCCCAGAGGCACGGAAGAACAACAACGCCAATATACTGCACGCGAAGCGGCAATGCGCAAGTTCAAAGAAGTTGAAAAACCTTTGTTGGATTTAGCCAAGCAAGATGCAGGCGTTACCGATGCGCTGGTTAAAACTTTGCAGGAAGTCAAAGAAAAGCATGTTGAGTACACAACGTTTGATCGAGATGTGCGCACTCTAAGAGAGCGCCCATTTGCTGCGCCAGCCCGTGCTGAAGAAGTAATCTTTGAGGAACTGAACAAAATCATTGATGGTTTGTCTCCCAAGGAAAGCATTGAGACTACGCCCGAAGGCAAAATTAAATTTAAACGCGAAGGCCAAGAAGTCAAGCGCGTTGAACAGCACCCCATCAACTACGCCCAAGAATTACTACGCCGCATTTCCGAAGCCAAAAAAGAAATGGAGGCTATCAAAGGTAAACACGGCACGGCCAAACGCAAGGGTGAACTGGAAAACCGCATAAAAGCGTTGACCACCAGCTACAACAAGCTGATGGAAGAACAAGAAGGCAAGGTTGAAAAACCCGCTGTTGATACTCAACAAGCCAAAGCTGAAGAAGGCCAAGACTTGGAAAAAGCCAATCAAAGGTTGGCACGCGCAATCAATGATGCAAAAGCCGAGTTGGAAGAAATTACAACCGGCATCCGCCCAGAGCCAGCCAAAGAAGTCAAAGTGGGAGAACGTCCTCCGGTTAAACGTGCGCTGGATGCCAGCCAAACTCGCCGCATGGGTGAGTTGAATAAACAACTGAATCAATTTGAATCTGAATACACCAAAAACAATGCGAGGCTTAAAGAGCTGGGTATGTACGGCGTGCCTCGCGTAGAAGGCAAAGAGTTAACTTACACGGTTACAACAGGCCCAGAAGCAGGAACAACGTACACACAAAAATTTGAAAAACCTGTTGCAGGCGCTGACTTTGAAACAAGAGACATGTTTGAGAAAGCGCCAGAAATGGGCGTTATTTTTGACACGCCCGAACAGTACTTGGGTTCAGCCAAATCAGGCAAGATTGCTAAGTTGCGTAAACAACTGCGTGATGTACAAACACCTACCCCCATAACGCTTGAAGAACTGCAAGGTGCGCGTACTGATTACGTTGCTGCACAGGAGGCGTATGCTAAGTTGCGCAAAATGTCGCCAGCAACGGTCAACATGGAAGCGTACTATGACGCGTTGCGTTTCCATTACGAAAATGCTGCATATAAATTAGAAAAATCTGCTAACTTTGCAAAGTTGCCAGAAGACTCACCGTACAAAATAGAAGTTGCGCAACTTAAAGAAAAAATTAAAAAAGTAGAAGCCAAGCGCAAAGCATGGCGTGACATGCGTGCCAAGATGGCCGAGTTCCCTGAGACTGTTGAAGCTTTTAAAGAAGCCGATGCTGAAACGTTGGCAGCTGCTGAAGAAGCGGTTGAAACTGCCCGTAAGAATATGGAAGAAGCGGACAGCCGCGCACGCCGTAACGGTGTTATTTATCCAGAAGAAATTGCACCTGAGCCCGGCGCTGTAGTAGCGGAAACCCCCGCCGCCACGCTTGAAAAACAAATCAAAGATGCAAATAAAGTCTGGTTTGATTTAAGAGAGGCTCCCCAACAACCGGGAGAAACTGCTGAAATGCGCCGCACAGCTATTGCGGAAGCTAAAAACAAACTGACTGAGCTGCAAAATAAAAAGCTCATGCAAACTTTTACTGGGCGTTTAAAACTGGCTCAAGAAAATTTGGCTTCCCAGTTGTATGTGTCTCCTACAGACCCGCTATCTACTGCCCTTGGCCGCGCACAAGCAAACTTGGACAAGTGGCGCAAATCCCTTGATACGCAAGACAAAGAACTCAAGCAGTACAACGATTGGCTGGCGGAGTTTAATCAAACGCTGGTTGATTTGGAAACAGCTCCTGCGCCAACAAATGCTACGGCTTGGCACAACTACTACTTAGATGTTGTTGAAACCCAAGAAAAAATTGAAGCGCATATTAAGAATATTGAAAACCGCAAGACGGCTTTGGTTAATGCTGAAAAACAGCAGCTTGGCATGTTTTTGATGGCTGAGAAAGAAATTAAAAAGACTTGGGAAGAATTAAAGAAACTTGAAGCACAGCTTGTTTCTGCTACGCCGCAGACCACGGCGGCGCTAGTTAAACGCCGCACGGATTTGATGGCCGCAGAAAAAGTTTTGCAAGATGCTAAAGACGTTGCGGCGCAAAAAACAAAAGATTTTGAACAACGTATTGGCGAAGGTTTGAACCTGCCCGGCACTAAGGTTACGCAAATTAAAGCGCTTAGTAAAGAAGGTAAGGCGGCTGCAAGTTTGCAATGGAAAACCAATGCTTGGGAAGGCAACGCTTCTTTGGAAGTGGAAACAACTAACCCCGGTTGGTCTGTTGTGTACACAGAAAAAGGCCCTGTATTTAACTACGACCCCGCCAAAGACCCCGATGCTACCGACACGGAAAAAGCGGCAAAGAATCAAACATACAAAAGAGCGTATGACAACCTGAAAAAAGCACGCAACAAGTTGGCTCGACTTGAAGGCCGCAAGGTTGGTAAGACTAATGTTACGTCTTTGGGCACAGACGAAGAAATTGAAATTGCAAAAGTTAATTTAGAGCGTGCTGAAAAACGCATGGAAGATTTGGCGGGCGCACGTACAGTCACTGTAAAAGAACTTACTGGTGAACCAATTACCGCGTCTGATTTGCTAATTGAAAAAGAACAAGATGCTCTTGGCGCTATGACCAAGCCAGAGCAGAAAAAATATTTTGCTCAACGTGCAGAGCAAGAACGTTTGCGTAAAGAAATTGATCGCAACATGAAGTTGGTTGGCCAAACTGATTTGAGCAATACACGCAAAGCTGTGCGTGAAGCCAAAGAAGTGTTAGGCAAAGAAAACTTGAAGATCAATGAGCTCAAAAGCTTGTGGGAAAGCGGGTACGCACCGTACAAACGCGCTGTGCACGATGCCAAACTGCAAGCACTTGAGAACGCTGCCAAACCTTTGCGAGACAGACTTGCGGCACTGGAAGCCAAGCTCGGCCCAATGGAAAAGGCCAACGAAGAAAAAATTAACAAACTGCGTGATGCTTATATTGTTGCTAAGAAAACCGCAGACGCAATGATTGGTATTGTTCCTGAAGAACGTATCCGTGCTGAGCGCGTTACTAAAGCAGAGAACGTCAAAGACTTGGCGGCAACTTCTCGCACACTGGCAATACAAGAGGCCAAGGGTGCAGATATCAAACCGCTCACTAAACGCAACCAACAATTGCGCACTGCCACATCAGAAGAATCTAAGATTATTTCTGAAGCTAAGAAACTGGCAAAGCTTGACCGCCTTGTCACTATGCACCCTAAAGACTCAGAGGCGTACAACAATGCGCTTAAAGAAGTTACACGCGGGTACATAAACAAGTTTATGGAAGTGGAAGACGACCCAGATGTTGGCGACGTTGTGCTTCGCGTTGAAGGTAATCCGCCTGCAAACCCGGTTGATCCAGTAGCGGCGCAGAAAGCAGCAATGGAATATGCGCGTGGTTTGCCAAAAGACGTTAAGTTTGTTTATGCGCCCACCATGCTGGAAGCGCCAGCTAAGTTTTTGAAAGCATTGTTTAAAAACAAAGTGGACGTTGAGAAAGCGGCTGTTAAAGGTGGCGTTCTGCCTGACGGAACTATTGTCATTATTGGCAATATGCACACTTCACTGGCTGATCTGGAAGAAACGCTGGTACACGAAGCCATTGGTCACTACGGTGTGGATATGGTGCTTGGCCCCAAAGGTATGGCCGAACTTACCCGCAACATCCGTACAGCAGACGGCGGCATCTTTGGCATGGCGCAAGCACTGGGCGTAGAAGGCGACGTGCTGCAAGTTGCTCGTGGCTACGAGAACCTTGCTGTTGAACAAGAGAAAGAAGGAAACCAAGAGAAGGCAACTGAGTTGCGCCGCCTTGGTGAAATTCAAGCTGTTCGTGAAATGTTGGCGCACCTGCAAGAACGCGTAGTCAACGAGTCCTTTGTGCAAAAAGCTGGACGGTATTTGCAAATTGTGTTGGGCGCAATCCGCAAAATACTCAAAGGCATGGGGCTGATTAACACCGCCAACGTCAACACATCTGAGCTGTATCACACACTGTTCCAAGCTTCTCGCAAAATGCAGCAGGAGTACGCTGGTACGTACATGTCCCCAACCGGGCTGCTGTCACTTCGGGCTGAATATGCCGCTGACTTTGCCGATGCTGGGCGCTACAGTGATCGACTGGTAGCTAAGAATAAAACTTGGTGGGATGGTGTCAAAGCCAACTTTACTGGCCTTGGGTTTGAAACTCAATTTGTAGACAGGTTTGGCGGTTGGGAGCGGTTGGCGCAAGCAATGGACTCCCTCAAAGGTAGACAGATGATGTACTACTTCCGCATGTACGACCAGCGCCAAAACTTTGTGTCTCAAGCTGTTCAGCGCGGTGCTTTAAAAATTGTGGAAAAGACCCGCAAGGATGGACAGATTGAACGTTTGATTGAAGCCGGTGACGGAGCCAATATCCGTAACGTGGTCAACATTTTGAAACAAGCTGAAGGTCGTGTTGGTAATAGCGTAGCTGTAAACCGATTGTTTACTATGTACATGTCTGCCATCCGCGCAGACAACAAAGGCTTTGACACGCTGCACTTTGGCAAAGAACTGACCAAGACAGGTCTTGATCGTGCCCGGGCGCAGGTTGAGAACAACCCAGAAATCTATAAGATTTTTGAAGCCGCACGTAAAGAGTACAACGCGTACAACCGTGGCATGATTGACTTCCTGTTGAGCACCAAGTCTATTGATGCAAAGACACACGCTAACTTGCTGGCGCAAGACGACTACATTCCTTGGTATCGTCAGCGCGGTGGTGTTGTTGAACTGGTGATTGGTAATGAGACTCCCATCCGTATTGGCGACGTGGCCAACCAACCACACCTTGACAAGTTGGTGGGTGGTGACGAAGCTATCCTTGATTTCTTGACCTCCAGCGTTCAGAACACTGGCATGTTGGCCGACATGGGTATGCGCAACTTAGCCACCAAGAACGCCGTATATGAGATGGTTGAACTTGGTTTGGCCAAGATTGGCAAAGGGCGCGGCGAGGGCACAAACGTTATCCAGTTCACCGATATGAACAAAGACGGCCAGCTTGCCGATTTGCACGCGGTGCTGATGACAGACAAGGTTGGACTTGACCCTGACATTTTGGTCAAGGGCATGGAAGGTATCCCAACGCAGTTGTCTGGCATCATGAAATTAATGGCGTTCCCTGCCACCGTACTGCGCAAAACAGTTACATTGTCGCCAATCTATATGGCCAAGCAGTTGTTCCGTGATTCATTTGCCGCGTCAATTGCATCTGGAGCCAACACCATTCCAGTGATGAGCGCCTTGAAAGAAATTCGTATTGGCTCTGGCAAAACCAAAGACCTGCTTGAGCGCCGTGGCGTTATTGGTGGTCAGGTTTTTACTGGCGGCACTGATGAGATTTCAAACGTGCTTAACCGTATGCTGGCCGACAAAAAGGTTAGCTGGGAAGGCGCTATCGGTGCGTTGGAGGCCATGAACATGGAGGCTGATGCAGCCACCCGCCGTTCTCAATACAACAGCTACATTAAGCAAGGCCTGTCCGAAATGGAAGCCACACTGATGGCGCTGGAATCAATGAACTTTAACAAGCGCGGAGCATCCCCAAGCGTGCACTGGCTCAACAGCATGATCCCGTTCTTCAACGCGCAGGTGCAATCCCTGAACGTACTGTACAAGTCCATTACAGGCAAGATGCCCCACAACGAGAAGCTGAAGATTCAGCAGAAGTTGTTTATCCGTGGCGCTATGTTGGCGGCTTCTTCTGTGCTGTACGCAGCGCTTATGCAAGACGACGAAGCCTACAAGAACGCTACGCCCGATCAGAAGTATGGCAACTGGTTTATCCGCATCCCCGGCATGGAAGAACCCCTGCGCTTGTCTATTCCGTTTGAAATTGGTTACTTGTTCAAAGCTTTGCCCGAGGCCATCTACAACTCTATGGTCAACGAGCACGGCGGCGAAGAAGCAATCAAGGCGTTCAACACTATTTTGTTGAGTTTGATCCCCGGCGGTTCAAACATGCCCACCTTTATGTACGACAACAAATACAAGGTGGCGTTCCCCATGCCGTTACCCCAAGCGGTCAAGCCGTTGGTTGAGTTCTCGTTGGGCAAGTCGTTCTACACAGGGCGTGACATGCTGTCTGAACACGAGAAAAAACTTGCGCCTGAAGCACAGTTCCGTCAGGACACCACGGACATAGCCAAAATGTTTGGTCAGTTTGGCATGTCCCCAATCTTGGTGGAGAACTTGATTCGCAGCTACACAACTGCCCTGCCGCTGGCGCTTGGCCAAGCCATTCTTACTGGCACAGGCGCGGTGGATGAGAAGGGCCCAGAACGTGCCACATTGCGTCCATCTGAGTCCAAGGTCTACGGTACGCTGTTTCAGCCAGAAGATGCTGGCGCAATCATTGACCGCGTGTACCAGCGCATGAATAGGTTTGAAGCTGCCAAGGCAACGTACAACGACTACATTGAGCGCGGGTACTACGACAAAGCTGAAGAAACGCTTAACAAGTTCTCGACTGAAATTGCAATGGCTGAAACGGCAACCAAGTTCCAGAACGAAATGCGCAAAGCAACAAAGCTGGAAGTGGCTGTCCGGGCTTCAGATATGTCGCCAGATGAAAAGCGCCAGCTTCTTAAAGATATCAGGCAACAAAAGATCGAGTACGCCAAACTCAACGAAGAGGCCCTCGATGAAATAGAACGCCAATAAGCCCACCCCGGATACACGGGAGGGCTTTGGCATCGAACACCCTGAACTTCAGGGCTTGGTTTAATCCTTCGCGCCTAACCGCGTCAGTATCAAGGCAGGGGACAAAGAACCCCCGCCCTCTTTCAAGATCCTTCCAAGGATAGCGGATTGATAATTGTTTCATCAGTTTCCGTTATTGATCTACTGATCTTCATGGCGGTCACTCGCATCGGCGGTGCGCTGGTCTTGGACATCATATCTTTCTTGCTGACATACGATATGGTGAACTTCTCTTCAAGCTGGCGCTTAAAGTTGGTGTAGCCAAAGCTCATGTTTGAGCAGAAGGCTTTGAGCAAGCGTTCTTCAATGAAGAAGTCCACGTGCCCTGCCGTGACTCCATGCTCCACGCGTCCCATGACTTCCGCTCTTGTGGTGTTTCTGTCCACCATTGAGCCATCCCCAAGGTGTGCCAGTGGGCCAGCTTTCTCGCCATACTTGACCACCACAAATTTGCCTTGGTACTCTTGCACGAATGCGTTGAGCACGTCCTCGGCACTGCGGTAGCCGCCCTTGATACTACCCCGCTGGATGTTGATACGCTTGCGATAGCTTTCAATGATCTCAGCCAACGGGAACTCGGCAATACCAGCATGCTCACCGTTCATGATGATGCCTGCGGCAATAGCGCACCCGATGCCAGCCATCCAGTAACGCTCGTCGTTGGGGGCTTTGTACTCAATATACATACGGCGCACAGTCTCAGGCACCAGCGTTTTCAGCATGTCGACGTTGTCCACCATGTACTGCACCAACGCTTCACCGGCTACGGCAAAGTTGTGCTGCAATGATTTGATGATCTCAATCTCATCTGTCTCCCACGACAGCTTGTCATCCATGACGTACTCAATCAAGCGACGCAGCTCGCCCTCAGAAGCATGCTTGCGTGTACCAGACAGGTAATCAACAGCGTGGGTGTTGGAGGACATGATGGCCATCGCCGCCCATGTAGACAGGTTCAGTCGTTCTTTGTTTGAGCCAGACTCCATGCGCTCTTTGCCGCGCCCTTCGCTCATGCTGAGCAAGAAGGCAGGGAACCACTCAAAGTCCTCACGGTTCTTGCTGGTGATTTCATCCGTGATAAGCGGGTTGCTGTGTAGTAAACCAAGGCGCTGTTGCATGGCGACAGGCGACGTGCCCGCACCAGTGCGGTAGTGGATGGGATGCCCCCAGATGGATGCCGCACCGTCCAGTGCCAGCGACTTGCCAGTACCGGACTCGGTTGACGCACAGTGGATGGTCAGGCCGTGCAGCCCTGTAAAGCGCATCAGCGGTGAGCCAGCGCCCATGAGAATGATCGCCAAGTGATCCCAGAGTTTTTTTCTAACCAACAGGTTGATGAATTTGCGCCAGTTCTCCAGCGTGCCCGTAGGTTTGGAATTCATCGTGATGTTCTCAAGGCCGGGCATCGGTACTTCTATGGGTTCTTTATTTGGAGAGTAAATCTTTCCGCCCCACACAAAGGTGTCGCTGCGTTGCCAGCCGCAGTAGTCAGGCACGTCGATTGGTTGCTTCTCGCTGCTCATCTTCTCAGCGCAAGCACGCACATAGTCGTACAGATTCTTGTCGTTGCCTGAGCCAAAACTGGCCATCACGTTCTGTTGAGCCAGTGCCTTGATTGTTTCGTCCTTGCTGACAACTGCTTTCTGGGGAAACGATATGTCCATTGTTCTGTACTCGCGTACAGCCAGCATGTGAATCAGGTGCTCTCCGTTGTTGTTCAGAATGTCCACAGGGAACAGGTCGTAAGGCAGCAACATGATCTGACGTTTTGTCACGTTGCCAGTAGCGTCAGTGTCTTCCTTCTCCATGAACACGCCGCCCCGAACACCATACGCATACCCCTTGGGTGCTTCAGGGCGAATTACTTTTTTTATTTCTTTGCCTTCTTTTGATGGCAGCTCCAACGTAGTTTCGGTGGTGACCACGGCAGTTTCACGCCCAAGCGCCAAGGGATTGGTTACCTTCCCTCGGTGTTGACACCCGTCACAAATGCCGGGATTCTCTGAGTCAAACTTCACGCATGGGTATGGCCCCTTGATCTCAGCGAGCTTCTGGTGCATGCGCTCGTGTGGGTATGGGTGCAGGTCGGACAACCAGACCGCCGCTTTCTCGCCGTCGTTGCACTTCTGCGCAATGCTCAGCCATCCACGCCACAACGGCTCCATGCCGTCGTCGGATGCGTTCTCTGCGTAGTATCGGAGCTGCTCACAACCTGCGCCAGCCTTTGTCTTCTTGTAGATGTTCTTGAACAGCGTGATGCTGTTCTCAAACAACTTGACTGTGGTGGGCGTGTGCGGTGCGTCAGGTCGTTGGCCGGGCAGGGCGAGCGTTGTGGGTTGCTGGCGCGGAAGCATCGGCAACGATCTGAGCTGGCTCTCAATGTGGTTGGCCAAGTCATCGAAGTCAAACGTGTCGCCTTCGGCCAGTATGCGCACTGGGCGCGGCGTAGCGTACTTGGACTTGTTGTTGAATGTTCCGGGGAAGCGCAGTACTCGGGCAGAGTCCGCAGTCACCGTCATGTCAATGCTCAAGCCTTCTTGTTTGCACAGGCGCTTCAAGTTCTCAGCCACAGGCTTCCACTCTTCAACGGCTATGTCTTTCGTGAACGGCCAGTAGCAATGCAAACCACCGCCTGAGTCCACGATGTATGGCGTGCCCAGTAAGTCCAGACCAGTCTTGACCATGAAGTCGTTAAGCGACATGGCCGCTGCCTTCTTGGTGTCGTAGCCATCCATGTCAATGAACAGCGACCGGATGAACCGTGCGTTGTCTGCCGTGCGCTTGCCCTTGTTCTCAAATGTAGACAGCGCGAAGTAGATGTCTTTCTTGTCGCCCCATTTAACTATGGATGCGGGTAATTCCTCCAGATGTTCAACAAAATTGTGCTCCTTCTTTTTTGTAGTTAGTTCTGCCGCACAGTACAACCCGTTGTCAGGGGACGGCAAAACAACCGCTAGAAATTCAAGCGGGGTCATGTGAGTCCTTCGGGTTTAAATGAACAGGTCGCGTTGTGCGTCGTTGTGGGGAGGAAATTCTTTTTCTGGTGCTACTGCCATGAAGCGGCGCAGCAATTCAATCTGCCAGTCAAGTGGTGCACCCATTGGGTTGTCGTCCACATACATGGCAAAGTACTTGATGAGTTCTTGATTGCTTAAATTTCGAGGCCGTAGTGCTGACATATTTTTCTCCATGCTTCGTCTGCTGTTTTGGATGACTTGAGGTAGGTGAGCATTGTTTCAACACGGTGTTCGTAAGCAACGAAAATCTCGCCACCTTCAAACCAGTTGTAAACAGTCTGGCGTGACACGCCCAGTGCTTTGGCAATACGCACAACTGAGAAGTTGAGATGCACTGCCCAGCGCCCAAGCTGATTGCCTTGAGTCTTCGGGGCACGCATGATTGCGTCGATTGTTTTTTGTGAGTAGGCCATGTTGTTTAGGTGGGGGTACTCGCTGCACGGGGCTTGCTAGCAAGCAGGTATCCTGTGACCGCATCCGCTTTCCCCCCGAAACTCCTTATTTATTCATCGTCCCAATCGGACACCAAATCAGCCAGCTTGCCCTTCTTGGCAGGCACGGCAGGAGCCTTGGCGGCTTCTTTGCGAACTTCGGGTTCGTCATCAGCATCGGCTACGCCTTTGGCTTTCTTTGCGGCAGGCTTAGCGGGTGCTTCGTCTTCCTCTGCTTCTGCTTCAACAGGTGGCTTACCAGCCAGCACCATCTTCGGAGCGTTGGCTTTCACACCATCACTCTGAGCTACGGTCATGACCACGGCACGTTGTGCGTCAGCACTTTCGGCTTGCGTCTTGATGATCTCGTACTCGTCGTCAGTCAACCAACGCACAGGCTTGAAGAACAGCTTGGGAGACTCCGCCTTAGTATCGAAGCGCATCTCGGTGACGATCTGCTCAGGATTCACAGGTGGGTTCTGCACGGCCAAGTAGCGTGCATAGGCTTGCAACGGACGCTTGTCACCTTCTTCCTTACCAAACACTGAAGTGGCTGGCAGGGTCAACTGCATCACATCCCCCGATGGGTTGTTGGCCAACACCACAGCAAGACGCTGTTGGTAGCGGCAAGCGCGGCTGTTGTTCTGACCAGAACCAGCAATATTCTTTGGGCAGCTCATGCAGGTAGCTGCTTGCTTGTTCTGCGCAGTCGGGTCAGGGCGCTCACCATCGTTGCTCCAGCAGTCAGGGCCGGTGATGTTGTCGGCATCGTAGGATGCGGCGTAGAAGATACGGCTGACCTTGGGGGCAGCTTTGACGATGATGACTTCCAGATGGCGATCATCAATCGCGGCGACTTCCTTGCCACCAGCTACCAGACGGAACACGCCGCCTTTGATAGAGATGCGCTTGGTGTTGGATACGCCGCCACCTGTGAGGGCTTTGGCTGTGTCGGACAGTTCGTTGTTACGAGCGAATGCGGGGACGTTTGACGGGGAAAAAAGCGTTATGTTTGACATATAAAACTCACTTGGTTGGTTTGGATACGACCACGGTGTACTCCGTTGTCGAGTTCAGTCCCGGTGGTACTACCCCCGGGTTCTCTTCAAGAAACTGTGCCATGTTTGCCTGAGCAATACGTTTGAACAACAGATCAACAGCGCCATGCTCAAGAACAAAGTCCTTGAACGAAGCCCAGTCGTTTGTTGTGTACGTAGTCGAGGTACGCAGGGATACAGTCCCGAAGGGACTCTTTACAGACGAGACACCCAGTGTCTTCATCTGGTCTTTGATAGCGAACTTGATTTCATCTTGTTGCGCTTTGAGTAGCTCCACCTTGGTGTCGTACTCTTGTGTCAGCGTGTCGATCTCCGCTTTGAT